TGAGACTCTGGCGGACAAGAGTTCTGAATTCATTTGGAATGCAAATGACAAGGAAGGAAGACTCTTTAAGTTGATTCCCGCTGATCTTGAGGCTTGTAAGGAGCCTTGGTTTCGCTATAGGAAACACATAAACGGACGTGGCGGCCTATGTATAGACCAGCGCGTATCTGCGTTGAAGGTGGAAATAGTCGGCAAGTATGACCTGGCGGTTGTACAATTTCCAATTGAGATTGCGCCCTGCAAAGATATCACGAAGAGCTTGATTTCGGAGCGTACTCTAGGATCACTTGGTGACAAGTATTCTATTTTACGTTTTGACTTCGATAACGAGTGCATCAGGACAGTCGATCTCAAATATGCAAACTATTACACTACTGTAGATAAAGGAAAGGGGGATATGCCTTCTTTCTACGCGGTGGGCTGGGAGTACGACTGGACTGGAGCCTGCGGACTTTGTGGTGCGTTGCTTGTGAATGATTCAACCGGTTTAATTGCAGGAATTCATTTTGCAGGAACCCAGAACTTTGGAACTTCACAAGTTACAAACCTCGAGCTCGTAGAACCCTATTTGGGCGATACCCCTATTGCTGACGATGTGGAGCTTCCGATAGAGTATGGCGCGGAAGCTGAATTCAGCAAGCATATGCCACCACACTTCGTGCCCATAGGTAAACTTAAGCACGAATTCATACCTCATCTCAACACCGAAACAGCAGTAAAACCAACCCTTGCAAATGGGAAAGTAGATCTGCTGAATCTTAGACGACCGGCAACTCTCAAAAACAAAGGCATCTACCCTAGTGGCTATGACGTTTTGGCAGTTGGTGTGAAGAAGCAATTCGACCCATCACTGCCCCCTCGACCAAGCGACATGAAGCTAGTAGTAGAAAATTTCAAACAACATTTCATCAACGGACTGAAACCCCAACGACAACCCAAGCAGCATTTCAGCTATGAAGAGGCGATTCTTGGTTTACCAGGAATGGAGTTCTTTGATGCTCTGAATCTGAGTACTAGTGCAGGATTTCCCTATGTCAACACCAAACACGCCCAGAATAAACGACGTATCATTAACGTTGTAGGCGAAGGCGATGACAGAAAGGTTTTCTTGGATGAAGACTTGGCTGAAGAGCTAGAAAGCTCACATCAGAAACTGAAGTGCGGAATTGTACCCAACTTACTCTATCAAGACTTCTTAAAGGACGAACGATTGAAATTCACCAATGGAAAGCAGAAGGAGACACGTCTTGTGAATGGATCAGCTACAGCGTTAGCTATTTTGAAGCGGATGTACTTTGGTGAGTTTCTTGCAGCAAGCAGACGGAACAGACACGACACCGGAATCATGGTTGGCATCAACATCCATGGTCTCGAATGGACACAACTTGCAAGGAATTTGCTAAGGAAGGGTAGTGATATTTGTTGTGGAGATTACAGTGCCTTCGGCCCAACGCTGATAGATGCGGTAATTGAAGCATTTGGTGAGCTCGCAAACCATTGGTATACTACGTTCACTGGAGAAGAAGATGAAGTGAGCAACAGAGTTAGAAGGACGCTGCTAGTGTTGGCTATTCATAGTCAACATGTAGCAGGTGACGTAGTATATCAGACTCATCAAGGGTCGCCATCAGGTGATATAACCACAGCTGATATAAATTCATGGGTTAACAAGATCTACGGAGCTTTGGCCTGGCAGGATGTGTTTCGAGACACTGTCCTGTCGGACCTCAGTTATTATCATGAATTTGTATATGATGCTGTTTATGGCGACGACAAAATCACTGCCGTGAATGAACAAGTGATCGGCAAGTACAACAACGTGACACTCCAAGAATATTTCGATAGGATTGGAATCACATACACAGACATAACCAAAACGGGTGAAATGTGCATGGCTAGGAAAATAGAAGACAGTAGTTTCCTGAAGTGCATGTGGATCCCACACCCAACACGACCCGGCTTATATTTGGCTGCGCTTGAGAAAAG